TGACAAGCTGTACCTGAAGCTCCAAGAGCTCAAGAGCCAGCACAGGGCCACTCACGTTTGTAAGGTGCTACGGAAGATATGGTTCATGGGCCTACGGGCCGGGCGTGTTAAGAGCAACCCGTTTCAGAGAATGAACCTCAAAGGCTTGGAAGACCGGAAAGTTCTCTGGGAACCCGAACAGGTTGAAAAGTTTATTCAGACCGCTGATGAGATGAACATGGGTTCAATCGGGACGATGGCATTGCTCTGCTATGACCTATGCCAACGGCCGGGGGACATGAGACAACTCACTTGGGGCAACCTAAAGCGAGATTGCATTGCCTTCATACAAGAGAAGACAGGGACGGAAGTTACCATCCCGTGCTCACCCCGGCTACTGGATCGTTTACGCACCATAAAGCCGTCTAATGCATCAGATATGGAACATATCGTGGTCTGTGAGGCTACAGGTAAACTCTTTGATCGTCGGTTGTACGCCAAGTGGGCGGCACGAGTACGCAATCAATCCGGGCTACCCTCACATCTACAGATTAGGGATCTACGCCGTACAGGAGCCACAGAAATGGCTGAGGCTGGGTGCACCGAGGATGAGCTACGCTCAGTAACTGGTCACCAAAGCCGTGACGTTCTTTCTATCTATGTCCGCCCCACAATTAAATTAGCCGCCGCTGGCATTAACAAGAGGTTTTATGAATGACTATCAAAAAGTACTGCAACGCACCATGCGCGAACATGGAATGCGAAAACAAGTTCATCAACGCAATCCAAGAGGATGCCGACAAAATCGCAGATTGGCTTACAGAAGGCGCAGTAAAGACGTTTCCTGTCCCAACCGCCGATATGTCAGATGGCTGTCATGGGTACATCCAACAGTATGATGAGGATGGTTTCCCCACCACACTGCCAATGGAGTTAGTTGATGATTAAGGCAACATATGTAAATCATATGGGAGATGATCTAACGGTAGTTAACTCAGCTAGAGTATCGTTCGGTAAGAAGCGCGATGCTCTTGGCTACAGTCAAATTGAAGGACAGGCTAGAATTCCTGTTCTTCACGATAGAGATATCGGGCTGATAAATTATTTAGCTACCCACAAACACACTAGCCCCTTCGGGCATTGTTTTGCATCATTCCATATTAAAGCCCCAGTCTTTGTCGCAAGACAACTGGTCAAACATAAATTCCTACGATGGAATGAAATCAGTAGGCGTTATGTTGATTACGAGCCGGAGTTTTATTCCCCGACAGATTGGAGAGCCCGTAGCGAAGATAAGAAACAAGGTAGTGGAGACACTATTGACGTGGATCTTCAGCGCGACATCGGGTTCTACAACAAAGAGAGCTCAGAGTATTATGAGCACTTGTTACAGGAAGGTGTCGCACCTGAGATGGCGAGGATGGTCTTACCACAATCCATGTACACGGAATGGTACTGGAGTGGTAGCTTAGACGCATTTGCAGATATGTGCAGATTGCGTTGTGCCTCAGACACTCAGGTAGAAACTAGGCAAGTAGCCAATCAAATCTCGAAAGAGATGAATCAGCTTTTCCCCATTTCTTGGAAAGCATTAACGGAAGAGGTGATTGTATGACGTACTGGTTAATACTGGTTATGTTAGTGAATGGAACTTTCTACGCCAATAAGGTTGGGGAGTTCCCAAGTAGAGAAGACTGCATCTTCGCAATGCAAGGAGCACTGGTGGCCGCTGAAGGCCCTCATCAAGGTGCCATATGCATTGCTGATGCAAGAGTTTCAGTGGAGTTGAGCAATGAGGAAGGCGAGAGATTTTCCAAGTTTTGAGGTCTACACTGACTTTAGAACTTGTGACTGGTGTGGCAGAGACACACATGGTAAAACATATTATGACGAGCCCAGCGTCGTGTATTGTACATCGTGTCATGCGGCCATAGAAGGCAACCCGGGCGACAATGAACTAGACGACGACGTAAATAAATATTGCGCCCCTAGTTAGTGTCATAAGAACAAAGTTTTCATTTTCTTCAACTCAACTACATTTAATTTATAAAGTTGAGTTAAAACAGGTGGTTGGTTGCGGGAGCAGGATTTGAACCTGCGACCTTCAGGGTGTGGGTCTTTCCAATGATATCAAGTACTTAGGTGTGTTTGGTAGTGGTAAGGCCCATAACTAGTGTCACAGTTAGTGTTGACGGATGGTGTTTTGAGGTGTATAAAGGCGAGGCCGCCGACGGGGGCCGAGCTATCAAACTAGTGCTATGAATTATGTGAAATTAAAAAAGCGATTTGATATTTGCAAACCCGTTGAAGGATCAATGGAATATGTGAAGTATGGGCTTGGAGAAGGTAAAAACTTTCAAGGCATCAAATACACGGACTTCACTGTCAGCGATTACATCATAACAGAATTCTTGAAGATTGTTCCTAAAGAAGTAAGGCACTTATTCAAAGCAAGCCTTATGACCATTAACAGGGACATACTGCCCCACACAGACAGTAATACGAACACCGCTATCAATGTGTATTTAGAGAGTGGTGGGTATGTAACCTCATTCTGTACCCCGGCCGAAGATGCGAAGCCTATGAAGTTACCCACCCAGACTAATGGGGTGATGTATAACTTTGAAGACGTTACAATATACGATTCATTCTTTGCCCTGCCCGGTGAAATTTATATATTAGATGTTACTAAAGTCCATTGCGTACATAGTGGGCGTAGAACAGGTAAACGTGTAGCATTGAACATGGCAACTAAGATGCCCTTTGATGAAGTGATATCATGTGTGGGTGACCATGTATAACAGACACGAACAATACGAAATAATTAGCAAGATACGGGTGAAAGACGACGAGACTAAGCGTATCAACTGCCCCTTTTGTGGAGGTAAATACACTCTCACCGTATCTAAAACTGATGGTTCAGTAATATGGAATTGCTATAAAGCATCATGTAATGCACATGGCGGCAAGCGTATAGGATATGGACTTAACGCAATCAAACGTAAGATGAACGAAGAGCCCTCTATCCGGGCCCAGCACTATTACTCAGATAAAAGAAACCATCCTCTACCTCAAATAAATTCATTAGTAGAACACCATGAGCGTGTTATTGATTACCTGCGTAATAATAATTGTTATAACGCCTACGAAGACAAAGCCGTAGACATAACATATGACCCAGCTAAAGATCGTGTATTGTTCTGGATGAACGATCATTCAGGTGCAGTAGGTAGGTGTTTAATTCAAGAGGTAAAACCTAAATGGCTTGCGTATGGTGATACAACAGGCGTGTTATCAATAGGTAATAGTTCTACTGCAATTGTGGTAGAGGATGCCGCTAGTGCGTGTGCAGTATACGCTACTGGTGTGTACACAGGTGTGGCCTTACTTGGTACAAACATATCGCCCTTACAACGTATTCAATTAAGAAAATTTAAGAAACTAATAATATGTCTTGACAAAGACGCTAGTAAAAAGGCTATAAAACTCGCAAGAAGTCTTAATGGCTATGTAGACGCTACCGTTTGCTTTATTCAGGAGGATTTCAAATACATGAGTCCAACTAGCATAATGGAGACGTTAAATGAAGGTGCGAGGATTAGTGGTCATTGATTACGAATGCCCGGAGGGCTTCATTCAAGCCGCTGAAGAACAAAAAAAATTTCAAGATGCAATTAACGCATTATGCAGAGGCAACCCACGGGTGCTTCATCACGAGGTGGACATACGCGAGCGGAGAGGTGATCAAAAGCCTGACATAAAGAAGATGAAGTTACGAATTAGCTAAAGTAGCTAAAGTAGCTAGAAAAGAGGCCCCGGCGTTGCTGGGGCTTTTTTTATGTTCATATTTTTGTTGCTAGTGACACTAACTAGTGTATACTTAGTGTCGTTACGAGGCACTAATAAGAGCAAATTATGGAAATAAAAATCTTGAAGGGTCTGCTCTCGGCAGACTTTTTTTCGTCTAATAAAAGCAACCTAAGCCCCCGGTTGTTTGAAGAGGAATTGAGAGACATCTATGAATGTATCGCTGAGGGGCATCAGAAGTACGAGCAAGATCTATCGCCAGACGACGTTAGAGCTCTTTGGGAAAAGAATAATCCAGTCGCGACCCGTACCGAACGGGAAGTAATCACAGATCTAATCAACCGATTAGAAAACGAACAACCATTAAATGAAGGCGTAGCACAAGACCTACTAAAGGAACTGTGGAAACGTCACGTCGGACACAAGATTGCAAACATGGGTATTGAGCTCACTGAGGGCGTACCTGATGCAATGTCACGTTTGACCAGTTTATTGGACAATGTCCGTGAAGGCGTAATGCCTAACGACTTTGGTGAAACCACTACCAAGGACATAGAAGAACTTCTTCGTATGACTTCTAACGACGCACGTTGGAAGTTCAACATCAACACATTATCAAGACACGTCTACGGAGTCGGCCCCGCCGAATTCGCAACTATCTTTGCGTTACCCGAGACAGGTAAATCAGCCTTCGCAATCTCTATCACTTGCGGCCCCGGTGGCTTCTGTGAACAGGGTGCGAAGGTTTTGTATTTGGGGAATGAGGAAGAGACAAAGCGTACCATGCTCCGGGCTATGCAAGCTTGGGCGGGTATGACGCGAGAGGATATAGTAGAAGATCCAAGGTCAGCTAGGACTAGGTTCAAAGCAATTGAAGACCGTCTTGAGATGAAAGACATTCAAGAATGGGATCTACAAAAGATTGAAGCTTACATTGAACACATGAAAGCGGATGTCGTTATTATCGACCAAGGTGACAAGGTACATATCAACGGGCAGTTCTCAGCATCGCATGAAAGACTGCGTGAACTGTATCGATCACTCCGTGAATTAGCCAAGCGTCAGCAATGCGCTGTGATTACCGTATCGCAAGCATCGAATGAAGCTCGTGGCCGTACACGTTTGTCTGGCTTCGACATGGAAGGATCTAAGATTGGTAAGATGGCCGAGCTTGATCTGTGTATTGGCATTGGCAAACACGAGGCTGGTGATGTGGATGACACTGACCCAGATAACACTCGTTATCTAACCGTTTCCAAGAACAAACTCTCTGGATGGCACGGCACCGTGATCTGCAACATCCAGCCACAAATTTCTCGTTATGTTGAGTAACCCGTATATGAAAGTAAGACTAAGTAGGCAGGATAGCCACACCGCTGAAATCATGGGAGCCGACACTGTCGCTCTCTGTAAAATGCAAGGGTTTAACCCCCGTCTAGAAAATGAACGACAATCAAGGGAAGAGGCTAACGCATTCGGCTACAAGGCTGAGTTTGCTGTAGCGCGTCTGTTTAACGCCGAGCCCCCAGTGATAAATGTTCTATCTGACGGTGGTGTTGATCTCTGGCTTGATGGAATTCCAGTAGATGTAAAATTCACGAACGAAGAGCATGGGCCTCTCATCTTTGACACGATGCAGAAGTTCCGTGCTGAAATCGCCATTCTGGTTGGCCGTACAGATGACGAAGACGTGATGTCGGTAAACGGCTGGGTCACTCGAACAGACTTTAAGTATGCCGCCCGCAAGCATGACTTCGGGTACGGGGAGCGTTTGTTCATGCGCCACACAGAAATGCAACCAATAGAAACATTGTGGCGGTTTCTAGCAGAACGAAAATGGGGAGTAGAATGCGAGTAATAGTATTTGACTTAGAAACAACAGTTCAACGGGAGAACGGTGTTATTGATAACAGCCCGTTTCATCCAAAGAACAGAATGGTTAGTGCACACTGGTTAATCATTGAAGATGGTAAGTTAGGTGAACCACAAAGCAGAATATTTTTTCATAACGAAATCGAAAAGTCTGATAGCCCAGACGATTTTAGAGAAGCACTGAAGTCCGCTGATCTTGGCGTGGCCCACAATGCAAAATTCGATTTGCTTTACCTTATGGAATCTGCATTACCTATCCCGCCTAAGATGTACTGCACCATGATAGGTGAATATATTTTCGCTAGGGCACAAGCGACAAGTAAATCACTGAAGGCCACTGCCGAGCGTAGGCAAGTAAGCCGTAAGAAGTCCGACCTAGTAGATGATTTGTTTAAGGGCGGCACAGGGTTCGAGGCCATACCTCTAGACACCGTGATTGAATACGCTGAAGCCGATGTCCAGTCGTGCG